GTCCGCATCCCTCGCGGGCTCCGCTATGTCGCCGGGACGCACATGGACGACCCGGACGACGATTACGCCACCGCCGAGATTGCCGCGGCCAATGCGCAGTCGGGCACGGCTGGCCGCTATGCCTACGTCGGGAATGGTTTCATCGGCTGGCAGTGCGTCAACAACGGCGTGGTCATCAACGTGGACAACGACATTGGCGGGGCAAACGTCTATCCCGCCCTGACCAAGCCGGACGGCACCAGCGACCCATGGGGCGGGCGCTGCAAGGGCAAGTCCGAGCCCGGCATTTCGGACGGGCAGTTGATTGCCAATATCCACGCGCAACAGTGCTGGGATGGCGTCAACCTCTGGTCCACCGATGGCTACAAGCACATGCGCAACGCGGTGTCGGACACCACCAACGGCCACCTCGTCTGCCCGAACGGCTGGTACAAGATCCCCAAGCTCGAACTTAAGTTCTTTTTCACCTTCCACACCACGGGCGAATGGACCGGCTACCGGCTGACATCCGACGACATGGCTGAAATGGCGGCGGGCCACGACATCCTTAATGGCGCGAGCTTCCACGCCGACTGGTTCGGGGCCTGGGACGACGCTACCTTTGTGTCTTGGCAGGAGTTTTGCCTGGGCGTCGGTCAAGCCGAGGCCTTCGAGTGCAACGACAACACGATCGATGCGACACACCGGCTGCCGAGCATCAGCTTTACCCAATACGGCACGTCTTCGGCGGGTGTCATGTTCCGCTTGCCGACCCAACACCAGGGCCCGGCGACGGTTCACACGCACCGCTCGACGAACGAACTGGATGACGACGAGACGGTCGTCTGCCTCGAGGGCGATAGCATCACGATCGCGGGCGGCAGTACGGGCATGTACGGCCCGTATTTTGCGGCGCAGCACCCCAACGTCACCACGCATGTCCTGGGCGTGGGCGGTTCCGCTCTCGACACCTTGTTCGGCCGGCGCGACGACCTGTTGGCGCTCAACTGCGACATCGTGACCGTTTTTGTCGGCACGAACGACATCGGCGGCGAGACCACGGCGCAGGCATGGGTCGATCGGATGCTGGCCTATGTCGCGCCGATCAAGGCGCGCGGGTCGAAGGTTTTCATCGCAACCCCGATCCCCAAGTATGTCGCAGGCAACCCGACCTACACCGCCAATCACAACGCGCTCAAGACGCAGATCGCTACCTTGCTTCGAGAGCAGGCCGGGCACGCCTTCTACGGCGTGATCGACTTCGAGGCTGACCCGATCATGGGACCGGCTGCTGCCGCGCTGGACACCGACCTGTACAGCGATGGCACGCACCCCACCGAGCGTGGCGGCGGCGTGGGGGGTCATGACTACCTCTACACGATCTTCAACGCGGCGATCGAGCCGGTGCTGGAGTAGCAACACTCTCGAACACGAAGGAGAAGTGACATGGTAAACTGGATTCTCTCCCGGCTCCGTGAGCCTTCCACCTACGCAGGCCTGTCCGGCCTCGCCATCGCGCTGGGCTTCAGCGACGGCGAATGGGTAACAATCTCGACCGCGATTGCGGGCGTGGCTGGCGTGATCGCCATGCTCCTGAACGAGCGCAAGCCGCAGGCCTGAACCGAGGAGACACCAGCGTGAAGGGCTTCAAGGACAGCACCCGCGCGCAGTACAGCAAAGGCGGTCCTGCGGGCGGCGCCAAGGGCGCGGCCAAGGTGTCGAAGGTCATGCGTGAATTCAAAGCCGGCGAGTTGCACAGCGGGTCCAAGAACGGGCCCGCTGTGACCTCGCGCAAGCAGGCCGTGGCCATCGCTCTCAGCGAGGCGGGCCGGGGGCGGAAGGGTTGACTTAAAAGTCAACGCGGCGCGCAGGTTGTAAGCTCCCGCACCGTCTGGTATATCGACGGCACAGACAGAGACGCATGCCCTCGCCGGCACGCTGCTGCAAAGCACACGAGGCGACGGGATGGCATTCTCAGGCACAGTCTCTCAGACGACGCTCAACACTCAGACGGTGATCGACCGCGCTTTCGGGCGCTGCCGCATCAAGCCGGAGATGATCAGCGCCGAGTACATCAAGGTCGCGCAGGACAATCTGTACCTGCTGCTCTCCGACCTCGCCAACCAGGGCGCGCCGCTGTGGTGCGTCGAGAAGCAGATATACCCGCTCTACAACGGCGTCAGCGCCGTTGCCCTGGAAGCCGGGACTGTCGACATCCTCAACGCCAACCTGCGCTTCTTGCAGGAGGTCACGGGCACGAACACCGACGCGGCAACCTACCGGGTCATCCAGTTCGCCAGCGCGACCATCGTCTCGACGGTCGGCATCTTGTGGGACGGCGCTTCCGCTCCGCTGGCGTTCGCCCGCTCGGACGACGGGGTCACGTGGGAGACCATCCAGACCGAGACGCCGACGGCCTCGGCGGGGCAGTGGTCCTGGTACGACCTCGACAGCGCAGTAGCTGCCACCTATTTCCGGGTTCTCGCGACGTCCGGAACGCTTGATTTCAGCGACATCCACACCGGCAACACGCCGAGCGAGATCCCGCTGGGGCGGCTCAACCGCGACGACTACACCTACCTGCCGAACAAGACATTCACCTCGAGCCGACCGCTGCAATACTGGTTCGATCGGCAGATCACGCAGCCGGTGATGCGGCTCTGGCCTGTGCCGAATGCCGCAGCCGAGACCTCGCAGATCGTCCTGTGGCGCCACCGCTACATCATGGACGTCGGCACCCTCATACAGGAGATCGAGGTCCCGCAGCGCTGGTATCAGGCCATTGTATCGCTGCTCGCCTTGCGCCTCGCCTACGAGATCGCGGAGGTGGACCCGAACCTCATTCTCCCGCTCAAGAGCGTGGCCGACGAGGATCTCTACAAGGCCCAGGCGGAGGAACGCGACAACTCGCCGTTCAACGTCATGCCGCAGATCAGCGCGTACACGAGGTAGCCATGGGGGTCTGGCTCAACACTCGCGGCCGATCGTCGCTCGCTATCGGAATATGCGGCAGGTGTAACCGCAAGTTCCCGCTCGGCGATCTCCGCCCCGACCCCAACATTCCGGCGCTCATGGTCTGCGACAAGGATCGCGACCAGTTCGACCCGTATCGCCTGCCCGCGCGCAGGACCGAGAACATCTCCCTCCGTTTTCCGAGGCCCGACGTGTCGATCGCGCTCGATCCGGAGGACGACGAATGATTGATGTGTCTGTTTTCTCATCCCGGAGATGCTTGCCTCCGGGAGCGCTGCGACGGCCGGGGTTTCCACCCTTTCTCCCCGGCCGTCGCGCGCATCTGGCCGAGAACTGCGACGACAGGGAAATGCCGTAGGTGACTTGGTCCGTACTAGGGGGCAACAGGTGGACAGGGACGCGAATGCACGAATGGATACACACGAGGCAGTCTGCGCAGAGCGCTACAACGGGATCAACGCGAGGCTAAGACGCCTCGAAGGATGGTTCGTTGCCCTCGTAGGGTCAACGCTCGGCCTCATGGCCACGATCATCCTGAAGGGCATGCCATGAAGATGGTCCAGGGTTGGAAGCACTACTGGTGGCGGCGGTTCTCCACGTGGCTCGCCGCGATCAACGGTATCTTCGTCGGGTATGTGTTCTCGCAGCCCGTGCTGGTTGTCGGCCTCGTCGGCTTCGCGCCGACCGAATGGGCAATGCCTCTCGCCGGCGGCGCGGGGTTCCTTGCCTTTGCTTTGCCGGTTCTGGTCGCGCACGTCGCGCAGCCGAAGATGCGAGCGAAGGTGGAGGCCAAGACAGAGGAGCAGGCGGATGCCGATGAGCCCGGTTGAAGCGCTGAAGAAGCACCCGAAGAAGGCAGGCCTCGGAACGATCGCCATCGCCCTTCTGGCCATCTACGTGAACGAAGGCGGTTTCGTTGACGATCCGCGCGACCGCGGCGGTGCGACCAACTTTGGCGTCACCGAGAAGGTTGCGCGCAAGTGGGGCTACACCGGCCGCATGCAGGATTTCCCGAAGCACTGCGACGAAGGCCAGCCGGTGTGCGCCGATCTCATCTACACGACCGACTACATCGACCGGCCGGGCTATCGCCCCCTCGCCTCGATCGAGCCGGCTGTGCTGTACGAGTTGACCGACAGCGCCGTCCTGCATGGCCCCGGCCGCGCCTCGAAGTGGTTTCAGCTTGCGCTCAACGCGAACTGCGGCGCTGGGCTGGATGTCGACGGCAGCGTTGGCCAGAAGACCATTGCGGCCTACCAGGCTTGCCAGGCCAAACTCGGCGCCGAGACCGTCTGCCTTCGCGTCCTCGACAGCATGGACGGTCGGCAGCGGGTTTTCTTCAACACCCTTGCCTCGCGCGATCTGACGCAGCGGCGGTTCCTCAAGGGCTGGATCAATCGTCGCGTTGGTAACGTCGACCGAGCTCTGTGCAAGCGGGAGGCGGCGTGACCCTCCTGAACGCCATCCGTTACGGACGCTGGCTCGGCTTCACCGCCGCGCTGATAGCCATTGCGTGGCTGTGGCACAGCCGCGCGGAGTGGCGCGACAGCGCGCAGGCCTGGAAGTCGGCGCACGAGGCGCGCCAGATGGCCTTCGATGCCGCCCACGACGCCGCGAACGCCAAGCTCAACGCGCAGCGCGTGGTGCAAAAGAACGTCTACGACACCCTCGCCGAAAGGGCCGATAATGCCGAAAGCAAGGTCAACAGCCTGTTGTCTGCTTCTGAGCGCTTTGCTCGCAACAACCGCGTGCGGCAGCAAACCGCTCAAGGTGGCAGCGGATACCCCGCCGGCGCCTGTCAAGGTGACGGTGCCCCGTGCGATAGCGGACCCGGTAGCGATGCCGTCCTGGTGCCTCTCGCCGACTTCCGAACGCTTGTGCGAAATACCGGCCGACTGATCCGGGCCCACGACTGGTTCGTCGACCTCGAGACGCGCGGGCTGGCCGAGGCCGCAGAGGAGATGACGCCGTGAGCATGACCTTCACCTCACTGAAAGAGGACGTGAAGCGCTACCTCGAGCGCGGCGGTTCGGCCGTCCAGGACCCCGTCTTCATCGAGCAGTTGCCGAGCCTGATCAACTTCGCCGAGCGCCGCATCGCGCAGGAACTGAAGATAGAGGGCTTCATCAACGCTGTCACCGGGACGTTCACTGTCGGCGATCCAGTCATCGCCAAGCCCGATCGCTGGCGCGATACGGTGTCGTGGGCGGTCGGCACGGGTTCCGGGTTCCACCAGCGGCGCATGCTCTACACCCGGGCCTACGAGTATCTCGGCATGTATTGGCCCGACCGGACCGCGACCGATACGCCTGAGTTCTACGCAGACTACAACGGCACGCACTGGCTGGTGGCGCCGACCCCGGACGCGGCATACGAGTTCGAGATCCTCTACTACGAGTTGCCGCAACTGCTGAGCGACAGCGTCGCGACCAACTGGATCACCGAGTACGCGCCCCAGCTGCTGCTCTACGGGACGCTGCTGGAGGCGGCGCCGTTCCTCAAGAACTACGAGCATATACCGACCTGGCAGGCCATGTACGACCGCTCAGCCGCTACTCTCAACGGCGAGGACATCGCCAAGATTATGGACCGCGCTGCGGTCCGCAAGGAGGCCTAGAATGAGCTTCGTCAACGTCTTCGGCGGAACGGTGGTCTACCCCTCCGACGTCAGCCTCGTCGCTTACGAACTCGACGACGACATCACTCTCAACTGGCCGCTTGACGCGCAGAACGGTCCGGACGTCGCCGCGCGCATCATCGAACTGACGACGACCGGCTCGGGATTCACGGTGACGCTGCCGCCGGCCAATGAAACCGGTGTCGGCCAGACGATACTGTTCAACAACCTCGGGCCCGACGACGTCGACATCCTCGACAGCGCCGGCGCCACCGTACTGTCGACGTCGTCGGGCGAGCAGTGGCAGATCTACCTCACCGACAACGCGACGGCGGCAGGCACGTGGCGCACTTTCCGCTATGGCGCGGCAACGGCGCAGGCGCAGGCGGCAGCGCTGGCCGGCGAAGGCCTCGTGGCAGTGGGCTCCTATCTGGCGCAGGCCACGACCACAGCGACGGTCAGTTCGACGCCCTACACCATGACCGGCAGCGACCGCGCGGCATTCTATGTCTGGACCGGCGCCCTCGGCACGCTCAACCTGCCTGCGGCGGCATCTGTCGGGAACAACTGGTTCGTCAACGTCCGCAACGGCGGTACGGGTAACTGGACGATCGACCCGTCCGGCACCGAGACGATCAACGACGAGACCACCATCACCTTGCAGCCCGGCGACAGCGCGGTCCTCGTCACCAACGGCACGGAATGGTGGACGATCGGCCTCGGCAAGCAGGCCATCTTCGCGTTCGACTACACGACCATTGATGTCGACGGCCTGAGCGGGACCTACACGCTGAGCGGTTCGGAACTCAATCGCATCTCGTACAAGTTCACCGGCGCCCTCGCTGGCGATCTCGACGTCGTGGTGCCTGCGACGCTCCAGCAATACTGGATCGACAACGAGACGACCGGGGGCTTCGTCTTCGCGCTCAAGGCGTCGGGCGGCGCGACCGAGACCAACGTCGACGAAGGCACGCGCGGCATCTACTACTGCAACGGCACCGAGGTCATCAAAGCCGACACGACGTCGGGCGTGCCGCTTCCGCTGGCGGTTGCCGATGGCGGTACGGCGTCGACGTCCGCGGCCGGCGCCCGCACCAATCTCTCTGCGGCCAAGAGCGGCGCCAACAGCGATATCACGTCGCTTTCGGGGCTGACGACGCCGCTGAGCGTCGCGCAGGGCGGTACAGGATCTGCGACGGCCAGCGGTGCTCGCACCAACCTGGGCACGGCCGCTTCTGGCGCCAACACCGACATTACCAGCTTGGCTGGCCTCGGAGCAGGCAGCGCCGCTGCGCCGTCTATCGTCAAGTCTGGCGACACCAACACAGGCGTGTACTGGCCAGCAGCCGACCGGATCGGCCTCGCCGCTGGCGGCGTTGCTGTTCTGCAACTTGGCAGCGCCGCTGGTTCGGCGGTCCTCGTCGGCAACGCGACTGGAGGCGGCTCGTCGACTGTCGCCATAGGCGATTTGGCTAACGGCGGTGGCCCCCAATGTGTCGCCATCGGTGGCGAGGCCAATGCAGGCGGTGGTGGAGGAGGTGCGGGTCGTAACATCGCGATCGGATACACATCCGCTTGCACTAGTGGCGCCAACCAGAGTACAGCAGTCGGTTACTCGGCGGCAGTTTCTGGAACGTCGTTCAACTCGACATCTCTTGGTGCACAGGCATCGACCAGCACCGACAACACCATCACCCTCGGCAACTCGTCGATCGCCACATTGCGCTGTCAGGTAACGTCGATCACTGCGCTGTCCGACGAGCGGGACAAGACCAACATAAGGGTGCTGCCCGCAGGCATGGATCTGGAGTTCGTCAACGCTCTGCGCCCGGTTGCTTTCACGTGGAATATGCGCGACGGCGGCAAGGTCGGCATCCCGGACATCGGCTTCATCGCTCAGGAGTTGCTGGAAGCGCAGGAGCGCTGCGGCGTCAAGGTGCCGAACCTCGTGCTCGAGGCAGACCCGGACAGGCTGGAGGCGGCTTACGGCGTACTGGTGCCGATCCTGACGCGCGCGATCCAGCAACTGACCGAGATGCTCGATTGCGAGAAAGCCGAGCGCAAGCGTCTCGAGGAGCGGGTGGAGGCACTGGAGCAGTATGTCTTCTGATCTGCCTCCCCTGAAGATCGCGTCGCTGCCGGGCGTCAAGCGCGACGGGACCCGGTTCGAGGGCGAGTACCACGTCGACGCCCTGTGGGCGCGCTGGCAGCGCGGCCTGCCGCGCAAGATCGGCGGGTACAAGGCGATCAATCGCTACATGAAGGGCATCGTCCGCACGATCTACGGCTATACCCGAAACACCCTGACCTACATCCACGCAGCCTCGGCCAACAAGGTCGAGCGGTTCACGGTGACAGGCGCCGGCACCACGTCGATCATCACCGACCGCACGCCTGTTTCGCTGACGGCGAGCGATCTCAACATGTGGCAGTTCGACAGCACGGCCAAGCAGTCCGATGGGTCGAACGTGCTGGTGGCGCAGGTGGCCCCGAACCTCGAGTGCATCTGCAATTCGCTCGGCGGCCAGTTGTTCACGGGTGACATGTTCGGCACCAGCGCCCTCGCCCTCGTGACGACGGTTCCAGGCAACTGGAATGTGTCCGGGGGCGTCGTTGTGCTGCACCCCTACACCTTCGTCTTCGGCAACAACGGCTACGTCGCGTGGTCGGTGCCGGGCACGCCTGCCAACTTCACAGGGTCCGGGGCGGGCAACGCCTACGTCACGGGCCAGAAGATCGTGCGTGGCATGCCGCTGCGCGGCGGCCCGGGCAATAGCCCGTCGGGCTTGTTCTGGTCGGTCGACAGCCTGATCCGCGCCAGCTACATCGGCGGCACGCCTGTGTTCCAGTTCGACACCATTTCCGCCAAAATCTCGGTCCTCGGCGCGCAGACGGTGGTCGAGTACGACGGCGTCTTCTATTGGATCGGCACCGACCGCTTCCTGATGTACAACGGCGTCGTCCGCGAGGTGCCGAACAACCTCAACTCCAACTGGTTCTTCGACAACCTCAACCCGTCGATGCGGCAGAAGGTCTTCGCCTACACGGTGCCGCGCTACGGCGAGATATGGTGGTGCTTCCCCTTCGGCGATGCCACCGAGCCGACTCACGCCATCATCTACAATGTCCGTGAGAATACGTGGTACGATACTGAATTGCCCAACGGCGGGCGCGCTGGTGGCCTTTCGCCGGCGATCTTCCGCAAACCCATCCTGGCGGGTGTCGAGGCCCAGGATTCGATCGCGACAGCCGCTGCCGTCGTTGCCGGCGGGAGCGGGTACGCTGTCGGAAACGTGCTGCGCGTCAGCGGAGGCATATACACCGTGCCGGTCGAACTGACGGTCACGACCGTAAGCACCGGCGCCATCACCGCAGTGTCCGTCAGCAACGCCGGGCAGTACCAGACCGAGCCATCGAACTCAGTGGCGACGACGGCCGTGACAGGAACGGGAACCGGCGCCACCTTCGACCTGACGTTCGTCGCGCCGTACAAGTTGTGGATTCACGAAAGTGGCGTCAACCAGATCGACGGCCAGAACGAGCAGCCGGTGCGCTCCTACTACGAGACCGCGGACCTCATGCTGCCGATGCTCGATCCATCACTCCCGGACCGGTGGCTGCACCTCGACATGCTCGAACCGGACTTTGTCCAGGTCTCCGACATGACCGTGACCATCACCGGCCGCGCCAATGCTCGCGCGCCGGAAGTGGAGAGCGACAGCTTCGTCATCCCCGCGACGGCGTCGATCCCGTCCGAGCAGGTCAATCACTTCAAGACGCAGCGCCGCCAGTTGCGCTTCCGATTCGAGAGCAACGCGATCGACGGCGACTACCAGGCCGGGCAGATCCTCGCGCATTTCTCCTTCGGCGACGGGACAAGGGTGTCATGATCGACCCCCGCGGCCTCGACATCACGGACTGGGCGGACAGCGTTCTGCTGGTGGTCGGCGGCACGTTCAGCTTCGGAAAACTTGTCGATCCGGACAAGTGGCAGGACTGGGCCGTCGCCTTCGTCGCGGCACAACCCTTCGCTCAGCAGGGCGTGCCCGATCCATACCAGTTCACGGATTGGCGAGAATGGGCTATGCGTAGCTACACGATGCTCGAGGGGCAGGGCTGATGGCTGGAACATCTGAATTTGCGGTCAACACGGCTGGCGCGGCACCTGCGCCGGCAGCCGCGCCGGCCTACGACGCCGAGACCCAGGCCTTCATCAAGCAGATCGACGACTATGCCGCCGAGATGGGCGGCAAGGGCTACGCGGTCAACAAGCAGGCGGTTGTCGGGCCGGACGGCGCCGATCCGTACAAGGCGCTGATCGCGGCCCGGACCGATCCCAAGAGCCTGGTCGACGTCGGCTTCGCGCTGAAGACCAACAAGGGCAACCCGGCGAAGGTCAAGAACAACCCGACCGGCACGATCTACGCCAATCCGAACTACCAGTACCGGATCACCAACGAGGCCGGGAAGAACAAGGTCCTGTACACCGGCACGGGTCTCGAAGGGCTGCAAAACGTCTACACGATCGCGCAGGAATTGTCGCAGAAGGGCGGCAAGAAGGCGAACTGGGGCGTCGAGCAGTTCGACCCCTCGACCGGTCAGTGGCAGCGCGTCGCCGACGACGATCCGGCGAAGAACACCCTCGGCAAGATCGCGGGGCTGGCGCTGCCAGTGCTCGGCGCTTTCGCCTTTCCGGGCCTCGGTATCCTGGGCGGAGCGCTTGGTTCGGCCGCCGGCGCCGCTTCTGGCTCGGTTGCGTCTGGCGTGTTGCAGGGCAAGAGCCTTGGAAGTATTCTGAAGAACGCAGCCATCACGGGTGGCTTGTCTTTCGCGGGGGGCTCCCTGCTTGGGGGCGCGGGGGCAGGCGGTGCGGGGGGCACCGCCGCTTCCGGTGCCAGCGGCGCTTCGGGGGGTCTCGGCGCCGCTGGCGCCGGGGCCACGGGCTCCGCGCTCGGCAGCGCAGCAGGCGACATCGTGGTCGACGGTATCCGGAACGTGCTCCCCGGCGCCTTTGGCGGCGCGGCAGGCGCTGCTGCGGGGAGCGCGGCGGCCGGAGCTCTTAGCGGCGGGGGGAGCGGATCGACGCCGCAGACGGTCGACGAGATCCTCGTCGAGGCCAACAAGCCGCTGGTCAACCCCTCGGGCGTGCTCGACGCCGCCACTCTCGCGTCGCTCGGCATTCCTGCCAGCGTCAGCGGTGGCAAGCCGATGACGCTGAGCGATGTTGCCAACTACCTCAAGATCGCGTCGCTCGGCGTCGGCGTCGTCGGCAACATGTTCGGCGGCGGCGGAGGCGGCGGCAGTCAGGGTACGATGCCCGGCCCGATCGGCACGACGGCGCCGATATTCGGGGCGAAGTTGCCCACGACCAGCACTGTTTTCGGCAGCAACGGCGCGCCGACACCGCGCAAGATCGGCCCCTACGACTGGAAGACCTACGGCCAGCGCCCGGAACTGAGCTTCTTCAGCAACGTGCCGCAGCGCTTTGCCAAGGGCGGCCTCGCGGTGAAGCGCGGAGGCCGCGCCGTAGAGGGGTCCGGCACCGGCCGCAGCGACAGCATCCCGGCCGAACTGTCCGACGGCGAGTACGTCATCGACGCCGAGACGGTCGCGCTGCTCGGCGACGGAAGCAGCAAGGCGGGGGCGAAGGCTCTCGACGCATTCAGGGTGAACGTCCGCAAGCACAAGGGACGCAAGCTGGCGAAGGGTGAGTTCAGCGTGAAGGCCAAGCGGGCCGAGCGCTACCTCAAGGAGGGAACCCGATAATGGCGTTCACTGATTTCCTGACCGAGGGGGCCGCCATCCCCGCGGGCTCAGCGGTCAAGTCTCTCACCAGCCAGACGGTGCTGCCGGATTGGTACACCAACTACGCGATGGACATCCTCGCGGGGCAGACGGCCGCGTCAGCGCGCCCCTACTCGACCTACGAGGCGCCTCGCATTGCTGGCTTCAACCCGACGCAGCAGCAGGGCTTCGACGCGACGCGCGCGGCGGCCGGCGCCTATCAGTACCCGTTGATGCGGGCGCAGCAGGCCGTCCAGGGTACGATGGGCAAGTCTACGCTCGACGTCGCCAACCCATTCTTCAAGGGCGCGCTGTCGTTCAGCCCGTCGAGCGCGGCTGCAGGCGATTATGGCGCGGCGCGGGGCGCGCTCAACAACGCTTCCGGCTTCAGTTCGACCGGCGCGGCGCAGCCGCTCTACGCCGGGGCGCTGTCGATCAATCCGTCGGATGTCGCCAACCCCAACTACACGGCCGCAGAGGGCATGGCGGGCTCCTCGCTCGGCGCGAACGGAGCCGCTGCGGCGCAGCCCTACTACAGCAGCGCGGCGGGCATGTCCGGCCTCGGCGCGGCTCAGCCTTACTTCGGCGCAGGCACGAGCATGATCGGCGCCAGCGTCAACCCGCTCGGCTACAACGCAGCCTCTCCCTACCTCGGGCAGGCGGCCGGCACGGTCGAGAATGTCGATTCGTACATGAACCCGTACATCGACAGGGTGGTCGACCGCATCGGCGAACTCGGCCAGCGCAACCTGCTCGACAACATCATGCCCGCGCTCGAGGGGCGCTACATCTCGTCGGGGCAGTGGCAGGGCTCGGGCCAGATGACCGACACCATGCGCGCCGTGCGCGACACGGCCAACGACATCCTCGGCCAGCAGGGACAGGCGCTCTACCAGGGCTACGTCAACGCCCAGGGCATGAAGGGCAGCGATCTCGGCCGCATCCTCAACGTCGGCCAGACTTTCGGCAGCCTGGGCCAGGGCCAGCAGAACATCATGGCCTCTGCGGGCCGCAACATCGCGGATATCGGCTCGTCGGCCGGCGCCCTGACCCGCGGCCAGCAGGACGTGCTGTCGAACATCGGCACCAACCTCGGCAGCCTGACGGCCGGGCAGCAGAGGGCCATGCTCGATGCTTCGCGCCTGATCGGGGACATCGGCACCAATCGGGCGGGCCTCGCCAAGGACCAGCAGTCCCTGATGGCCGATATCGGAACCAAGATGGGCGACTTCGCAGGCGCCGATCGTACCGGCGCGCTCAACACGGCGACAGGATACCAGAACCTCGGCGCCGCGCAGGGCGCGCTGGCGCAGGACGAACGCGACTTCCTCGCCAACATGGGCCAGACCAGCGCCAACCTCGCAGGAGGCGACTACGCTCGCGATCTCGGGGCCGCAGGGCAAATGGCCAGCCTCGCGGGCCTTGCGCAGCAGTACGGTCTCACCGGTGCCGGTGCGATCACGGCTGTCGGCGACAAGGAGCAGGCGCTCGAGCAGACCAATCTCGATCTTGCCTACCAGGACTACCTCAAGCAGATGGGCTACCCGCAGGCGCAGATCGACGCGATGCTCAACACCTTCAAGGGTGTGGCGGGCGGCGTCCCGACCGCCTCGCAGGAGTACGGCATCGTGCCGAGTGGGCAGCAGGCGCAGTACAAGCCGAGTACGGCATCGCAGATCGCAGCAGGCGCCGCAGGTCTGGGCGGCCTGATCAAAGCCATAGACAATTTGTAGGAGGGCAGCATGGCAACCATTTCCCGCACGGACTGGATGCGCATGGTAGAGGCCCTCGGTCCTGCCAAGGCGGAAGCGTGGCGTCAGCAGCAGGGCGTCGATGTCGGCGAGGAGGACGCCGTCCCCACCCCGGCGCCCCTGTCCGAAGACGTTCCAGACGCGCTGGACGCAGTAGAGCCCCTCGGCGCGCTGAGCGCGCCTGAGGGCCAACCCGACGAGCGGGCGGCGCTCCTGAAGCAGTTGCAGGAACTCCAGCAGCGCGACATGAAGGGCTTCGGCGACGAGCGCGAGTACCGGCGCAAGCTGTTCGAGCAGGGCCGCGCCTCCCTCGAGAAGGAACGCCTCGGCCCGTCTGGCGCCGAGCAGTTGTTCGCGCTCGCTGCCGCCTTCTCCGAGCCGCAGCGCTACAAGGGCTTCGGCGGCATGATGGCGAACGTCATGCCGGTCATGGCTCAGATGACTGGGGCGACGCGCAAAGCCGACCAGCAGCGCTCCGAGGCTCTACGGGAACTGGAGCGCACCTACCTCGATGAGGAGCAATCCCTGTCGCGCGGCGAGCGCTCGGCGCAGCGCCAGTATCTGACGTCGATGCTGTCGGCTACCAAGCCGCGCGCTCGGCCGCGCCCGCTGGTGAACCCGATATCGGGCGAGTTCGTCGATCCCGAGACGATGGACGTCATCCCGGTGAACCGGGACGGCAACCTCCCGCATGTGACTTCGCCGGCCGACGTGGAAAAACTTCCGCCGGGCGCCGAGTTCATCGCGCCGGACGGAAGCCGACGCCGCAAGCCGGGAGGTCCGACGCAGTCCGCGTCGGGCACCTTTCGTTAGCGGCAACGACCTCGACTACATGACGGCCCGGGCGGAGAGCAATTTCAACCCGAACGCCGTCAGCCCCAAGGGCGCGAGGGGGCTGATGCAGGTCATGCCGAGCACCGCACGGGACCCCGGCTTCGGCATTCGCCCGTCGAACGGCACGCCGGAGGATGATGTTCGCCTCGGCAGGGAGTATCGTCGCGCCATGCAGAAGCGCTACGGCAACAATCTGCCGAAGATGTGGGGCGCCTACAACGCTGGCCCGGGCAGGGTCGATAGCCTGATAGCGAAGTACGGGGACGACTGGCTGAAGTACGCGCCACTGGAAACGCAGAAATACGTCGCTCGGCTGATGACCGACGTTCGAGGAGGTAGGTAACATGGCCCAGCCAAACTGGTGGGATCAGTACGAGAAGGTCGGCGGCCGTTCGCCGACGCTCAAGGAGCGCGACACCGAGGCGGGTATCGGCCAGAGCGAGGCCAGCGCCGAGAACGCGCGGGAGAACGCGGAGACCGAGCGTCAGATGCGGGCTTACAAGGTGCAGAAGGCTGCGGCTGAAGCCAAGGACGCGCAGACGAAGGCCAAGATCGCCGCCGAGGACGCCGAGAACAAGGCCAAAGGTCGCGAAGCGCAGGCCGCCGAGCGCCGTGCGCGGATCGCTTCCGCGCTGGACAACCTCGACAACCTAGAGAGCATGGTCAAGGATTCCTACATAGGGATGGGGACCGGCAGCATTGTCGGGCAGGAGGACTTTCTTAGCGGCGAGAAGTGGGGCGGTCTCAGCGGCCTGTTCAACTCGAAGGCGAACAACGTCGCCGGCTCCGTCCAGATGGTCCAGGGCGATCTGATCAACCAGATCCGCGAGCAGATGCAGGAGCAGGGCGTCACGGTTGGTGTGCGGCAAGCCGACACCGAGAAGGAAGCCGCTCGACTGGCCGCGTCCATCGCAAATCTTGCGCAGACGCAGGACGAGCCGGAATTTCTCAAAGGCGTCCAACGGGCGCGGGATTACTACCAGCGTCGTCTGGCCGACCTCGGGGGCGAACTGCCTGGCGGCAAGGACACCGAGGGCGACGACAAGGAAGCCAAAAACGAAGCCGATCCGGGTCTGTACGACCCCAACATCGCTGTGACCGATGAAGGGGCTCCCGGCGGAGATGGAGACAGCGGCGGCGGGGGCTCCGGCGGGGGCTCCGGCGGGGGCGGCGGCGGCGGCGGAGATGGCGGCGGCGGAGATGGCGGCGTCGACATCGGCAAATTGATGAGTATTACCGGTCTGGGCCTTGGCCAGGGCCTCGGCAGCATGGTCGAGGGGGCGGGAAGTATTCCCGGCATGGTCGTCGATCCGCTGATGTCGCTGGTCTATAAGTACGCGGGTTACGATCAGCCCTACAGCACCGGCGACGTCCTGCGCGAGGCAGTGGGGCTTCCGGACAATCCCAACCCGACCAGCGATCTGCTTATTAAGGGCGCGTCATCTGGTGCGGCCGGCGCCGGTCTGGCCCGTGGCGCGGCGTCGCTGGCCCAACCCGGCGCGCTCAAGACGGCGCTGTCCATCTTCGGCGCGACGCCGGGACGTGATGCTGCGGCCGGCCTCGGAGCGAGTGGTGCGTCCGAACTGGCCCGCTACGCCGGGTTCGGTATCCCCGGGCAGGTCGCTGCGTCGCTTCTCGGCGGCCTTGGTGGCTACGGTGCGGGCACTGGCGTCTACCGCGCGGCCGTGCCTCACGCGCAAACCCCTGTCGGCGCGGCAGCCGAGCGCATGAAGGTCGACATGCTACCCACCGACACGGGCGGCGCGACGACGCGCATCCTGACCAACGCTGCGTTGGCATCGCCGTTCTCCGCCAACTCGGTCGCCGAGGCCGCGACGCGCTCGCAGAACAGTCTGGCCAGCGCCGCCGGGCGAGTTGCTCGCACCGAAGGGGGTGGTGATATCCCAACCACGGATGTCGCGGGTGAATTCCTCCGCGGCGCGGCAAAGCGCTACAACGCCAAGACCAAGGACATCGGCGGCACGCTGTACAAGCAGGCGTTCAAGGCTGCCGGGGGCGTGCGCCTGCCTGCGTCGAACGCAGTCAAGACGATCGACGGCTTCCTGAAGGACCTACGTGCCAACCCGGAGACCAACGCTGGCGCCATCAACGATCTCCTGAAGTTGCGCCGGGACCTGACGCGGGGCCAGACGGCTGAGCAGATGCACCAACTGCGCTCAGAGATGTCGGGAGGCGTGTACGACGGGAAGCTCCGCAGCAACACCGACCAGGGCCGCATGAAGGCTATCCGCGGCGCGCTGTCGCAGGACATGCTCGGTTACTTCGACAAGAACTTCATGCCGGGCGTGGCCAACCGCATCCGCAAAGCCGACAAATACTGGGAACAGCGCGTCGAGCATATCGACCAGGTCTTGCAGCCGATCATTGGCAAAGAGGGCTACAAGGGCGGCGAGGACATCATCCGGTCGGTCGAGAGCATGGCGCGCGGCAAGTCCGGCGGCAATGTCCGGTTGCGGCGCATGATGGCCGAGATGACCGAGGACGAGCGCAAGCAGGTGCGGTCGACGGTCATCGACCGCATCGGCCGGCCGGCGGAGGACGCCAAGTTCTCCTCCGACACCTTCTTCCGCAACTGGCAGCGGATGACGCCGCAGGCCAAGGACGAGATGTTCAAGGACGGCAAGTTGCGTCAGTCGCTCGACGACATCGCCAATCTCGCCTCTGCCACGCGTGAATCGAAGAACATTGCCGAGCACGGCTCCCACAAGGGGCTGCTCACGGGCAATCTCGGCCTGCAACTCGCGTGGGCAGTCGCGCACCCGCCTTCTTTCATAGGCGGGGGCGCGGCGCAGTACATAACAGGTAAGATACTTTCATCGCCGAAGTTCGCCCGATGGCTCGCCAACGCGCCGGTAAAGGGCGATCCCGCGATGCAGCGCAGGGCTCTGGACCAACTCGGCGTCCTGGCTTCGCAGGACCCGGTCATCCGCAACGACGCCCTCGCGCTGCATCAGCACCTCGAGAAATCGTTCTCGCGTTCACCAGGGATGGTTAACGCCGAGGAGGAAGACGACGGTCGGAGCGAACCACCAGAGGAATAGCGCCCACAGCCAGAACCGCCACGTCAGGAGGGTCCGCATCGCGCGTCTGCCTCCTGCGCGGCGGTGATGGCGCTATGCCACGCCGCCGGCAGGCTCGGGTTGATGCTGGAAACGATGCGGCCGTCGCGCTCACGGATGAAAGCCACGTCCCAGTGATCCTCGGCCAGCAGGATCGACCGTCGGCGAGTGATGCGGTCCAACTGCCAGCCTTCGACCGGGTTCCGTAGCGCGAGGAAGGGGATCATTCTGGTAACTCCCGGGTGTTGGCGCCGACGCGCACGGTTGTGGTATTGACCTGGATCATGTCGCCCGCCTCGGCGTGGCACTTCACGGCGCCGAAAGCGGTGCGGTGGCTGACAAAGCAGGTTGGGCAGACGTAGCGCGGCAGACCGCCGAAAGATTGGACCGTGCGTACTTTCTTCAACGCTCTCTCCTCTCCATGGCCTCGAGCAGCACCTCGCGCACCGAGCGCTTCGATTGAAGCCGCTCGAACACAATCTCGTCAATGGTCCCGGAGGCAAGGATGTAGTGGATGTAGACGTTGCGATCGTAGCCGCTCTGTTTCTGCCGCTGCGGGCCTATGCGCTCGATGATCTGATCGTGCAGTTCGAGGTCCCACCCGATCCCGTAGAAGACGAGGATGTTGCCCCCATCCTGAAGATTTAGGCCGTGCCCGGCCGAGGCAGGATGCGCGACCAGCATGCGAATGCGGCCGGCGTTCCAGTCGTCTTCGGTCTTCGGATCTGCGTCGAGGTGCCGCGCGCCTGGGAAGCGCTTGAGAATGCGCTCGAGCTCTGGCTGAAAGTTGTACGAGACGAACACGGGCGTCCCGGCCGCCTCCTCGACCACGCTCTCCAGCGCGTCGAGTTTCAGTTCGTGGATCGCCTCGTAGTTCCCGTACTCGTCGGTGAAGATGTTGCCGCCTGTGATCTGCAACAGCTTGTTGGCCTTGACCGCGGCGTTGGCCGCCTCAACGCCATTCTCGCCGATGTCGGCCCAAAAGTTCTTTTCCATCGAACGGTAGTGCTGGCGCACCCCCGGCTCCAGTTCGACGTCGATGATGTTGCGGATCGGCTCCGCGACTTCGAGGCCCCTCACGGTCAGGCATATGTCGCGCAGCTTGGCGTGGATCTCGCGCTCGGTATGCTCCATCGGCTCGAGGCTGTAGCCGTCGAAGCCTTTCCGGAACCAGCGCTGCTCGAAGGCGCTGTACGTGCGCCCGAGACGATCGCCCTTGTCCTGGAACCACGCGGGGCCCCACAGGTCCTTCAGGCCGTTACTGCCCGGCGTACCGGTCAGGTTTATGAACCGGTTGACCTTGCTGTGCGCCACCTTGCCGAGGGCTCGGGGGTTCTTCGCCCCCTGCCTGATCCGGAAATTCTTCAGCCGCGTGCTCTCGTCGGCGATCACCGTCTTGAACGGCCAGTCGTCGCCGAGCTTGTCGATGAGCCACGTCAGCGAGCCGTAGGGCAGGGTATAGATGTCAGCCTGCGCGCGCAGCGCGGCCGAGCGCGCGGCTTCTGTCGCGCTGGTTTTCGGGTTGCGCCGCGCTGCGATGGCAGACACCGTCAGGTGCTTGGTATGCTCCCACTTTTCTACTTCGCGTACCCACGTGCCGTTGGCGACGCGCAGCGGCGCCAGCACGAGGGCAGGAAACACCTCCTCGCAGTAGTCGAGATCAAGGAGCGCTGTCAGCGTCGTGATCGACTTGCCGCCGCCCATCGGCATCCACAGGGCCGGCCGCTGCACGTCGCGCAGGAAATCCAACCCCTCGCGCTGATGCGG